GGTAAGGATACTTATTCTATGAGATTCATCAAATCCCCGAAATTAAACAAAAAGACTTTTTCTTTTTCCGAGGCCAAAGAGGTCTTCTTTTTGAGTGATATTTATGCTGAACAGTTGCAAGAAGTGTTTACACAAGTGACAGGCTTATATACTCATCTTTAAACATAAAATCGATGAAAGCAAACAATCCTAACTACAAATTCGAAATAGCATAACTATTTAATACATAAGAGCAATGAAAAAGAAAGCAGTAGAATACAGCATAACAGCAAAAAAACAAGATTTTGAAGTTGTCAAAGTTTATTCTTCTATAGACTCTGCTAATTTCGCAAGAAAGTTCTATCATGAAGATATTCTTATTTACGAAAGTGCATTCATTATATTGATGAACAAAGCCTGCAATATAACCGGGTATGCTAAAATCTCTCAAGGAGGAATATGCAGCGCATTAGCTGACAAAAGATTGATTGCCAAATATGCTATTGATACCCTCTCTACTAATGTCATATTCG